TCGGACAATTAAATTTTGGGGAATGCTATTTTTTCCATGCTTTGCAATAAAAGCTTTAATGATGCTGTATTCCCTAGTTGGCAGCCAGTGCATTGTGTCGGATGTTGCATGGCATACAGCGGCTATTTTTTCTAAGTGATAAAGCCCCTGCAGATCTCCGCTATCGTGCCAGCGGAAAAATAGATCCTTTCCGATATGGGAAACCATACCCGACACCCAAAATTCACCCGTTATGCTATCCAGGCGGGAAAATTGAGCGGGTTTAATGTTGTTCTCATACATTCGATAGAACCCGTTATTTGCATAACATTTTGAGCATATAGAACCCTCAATTTTTGACATTTTGAAGCCCGTTATACAAGCTTCAGTGGGTAGGCTGTAGCTGTTGCATGGCATTTTTGACGTTGACGTTAGAGAACCGCATACGGAACCCGCTTGCTTTTTTGTCATCGGGACAATGGGGATAATTTTCATATTGACACCTATTAAAAAGAGAAAAAAACAGTTTATATTGTGCAGCACCCACAGCATGGGGCATCGATGCATCGGCCTTTTGTATTCCTATAGAACGTATTAGGGCCATGCTCACCAAAAAAGGTTATAGAGTCGGAATCGGGTTCCAATATGGCCTTTTTAGTAGCTGTATCGAATAGGATCCAGTCCCCGACATTTATTACAGCCTGGGACTGTGAACACCTAGAACGGAATTTTGAGCGCATTTTTTTAAGCATTTCAAGCCCCTATCTTATGCAAGCATACTGAAATGTCCTGCAATAGAACGTGATCCATGTTGCGGGTATTTCCCGCTATATATCGCTGCAATACATCAAAATATTCATCTCGCAAGATCAATTTCATTTTTAAGCATTTCAAAAGGGCTTTTTCATCATAGGTTTCACCTAATGCAATTTGTGAAAGTGTTTTTGATAATTTCATACTTATCCCCTTATTTAACTAGAACGTCAAAATATGCCAGCATTAGTGCCAGCGCTGCACAAAAAAGAACTATTGCAAAAATAGCTTCAAAAATTACTGTTTTCATTTAACTAGCTCCAGAGTGTTTTGTGAGTTAAAGCAAGTGATATCGAACCCTAGGGACTGAATGTCCTTAAGGGCTTGCGATGATAGGGTTTTGGTTCCTGCAATACGTGCGAACAACTTAGCTGCCTGGCACGCAGGATATGCAACAGTGTTGCCGTACTGTGAGCGAATCTCAATAGTTATTGTTTTCATGTTATCCCCTTAAACGATAAATTCAGGGTTTGACGTAATGCCATGCGCTACAGCAACGGCCATAATTTCATTTTGGGATTTTGTAGTCCTGGCAGCACGGATAAGGCCCGATAAGGCTCGAGCGAGATAGTCCTTACCTAAGCCAGCTTCGCTGTATTGAACGGATCTAGCGACTTCTTTTGATTCGGATTTGGTCATTGTGAACACCTATTAAGTTAGATACATTCCGATTGAATGTGCATTTATGATAGCAAAAGAAAAGAGAAAAACACTAGGTGCAAACCCTAGGTTATGGATCTTTAAACCCTTAAGGGATAACCCTAATATGGTTTGATTTTGTAGCTACAATTAAGAAAAGAAAACAAGGGCCAACCCATAACAAGGGATCCAATTGTAGTAAGGGATAGATAAGGGGATAAGACAAGGATATACAAGGGATAGGACAAGGGAAGGGGTATTGATAGACCTATGCACCAAACAAGATAGAGAAACCTTTTAGAGACCGATCTACATTACCCCATTGCGCTAGTGAGACAAACTATGCAAAAAACGCATAACCTTGTAAATGAGAATCATTCGCATCTAGATCAAACACTGTATGGAATCACAGTAGGGTTTACCCTAATAGGGTTTCTACCTAGGGGTTTACCCTTAAGGGTTAGTACGTAAGGGTAGGGTTTACCCCCCCATGTGTAAAAGTGAGGGGGTGCTGTGGCAGGGGACACAAACACACATGGATCTACATAAACACACTTAGACCACCCCCTACCCCCACCCCCAACAATAAAAGGTACATCCATAAAAATTTTTTGTTATAGTTGAGTTTTGATTTTGTGGATACGAAATGAAGATTAAGATACTTACCAATACCTCTGAGAAGATCAAAGAGTTGAGTGAAGTAACGTCAGAGAATCAGATTGGGTATGCTAAGAGGCATGGGTATGAGTGGGAGTGTGATTACTTTGATTACTCTAGGCTCAATGAGCTTATTGTGCCGAGCATGAGGGATATGAGAGAGAAGTTGTTGGGTGTGGATGTGTTGATGTGTATTGGTGCTGATGTGATGTTTACCAATTGGAATATCAAGATTGAGGATATTTTGGTTGATGGGGATAGTATTGTTGTTGCTAGGGAGAGTGGTGGTTGGTGGCCTATTAACAACGATGTGATGATTTATGTAAATAATGAGAAGTCGATTGCTTATATAGACAGGATGATTGCTGACTTTGATATATGGAAGCAATATATCTGGAGGACTCAGCAACACCTGTGGAATTTGATTATTGAAGATGAGGCTATCAGGAATACTGTGAGACTTGTAGATTCAAAGGTAATGAATCAGAGTATGAAAGATTGGCAGATGGGTGAATATATTGTTCACTTTTATGGTCTTCCTATTAAAGAGAAGATTGAGAATGCTTATGCAATAAGTGCTTTATTTCCTGATGGCATACCTGTTTTTAAGCAGAATAATGTTGGAATGGTTCCGTATACTGTTGATTAAGGAGAATATATGGCTGGTTTCCCAATGAGAAGAGCGTTGGAGAGGAAGATAGAAGAGCTTGGGGGGATAGAGTTCGTTACCGCACATATCTCTCAAGGAATGACCATTGGGCGCTTGGCAGAGTTTATAGAGTGTTCTAGGCCCATGCTTTCTTTTTGGATAAACCATACGGATGAAAGAAGGGATGCGGTACTTGCTGCACGTAAGCTAAAGGCTGAGAAACTGGCAGAAGAGGCTTTAGACATTGCTGACCAAGCAGATGAGACTTCTAACTCAGGAGTGAACAAAGCCAGACTACAAGTAGATACCCGTAAGTGGATGGCCTCTAAGCTTGACCCTGAGAACTACGGAGACACTGCTAAAACCCAAGTAAACATCAGTTTGGGTGATCTACACCTCCAAGCTCTTAAGCACATGGGTAAGGTAGAAGAGGTTACTACCTTGGAAAACAATGGCTAATAACCCCTTTATCCAGTTCATTACCCTATATCGGAATGACCCTGTTTTGTTTGTCAAAGAGGTGTTGGGAGTAGAACCTGATGATTGGCAACAAGACTTCCTTAACGCTGTAGCTACTGGTAAACGTAAGATATCCATTAGATCTGGTCACGGAGTGGGCAAATCTACCACCGCTTCTTGGGCAATGCTATGGTTCTTGTTGACCAGGTATCCCGTCAAGGTAGTGGTTACTGCCCCTACTTCTGCCCAACTATATGACGCTTTGTTTGCCGAGCTAAAGAGATGGGTCAAAGAACTACCCCAACCTATCCAAGACCTACTCGATGTCAAACAAGAGAGGATAGAACTCAAGGCAAGTGCGACAGAAGCTTTTATCTCTGCAAGGACTTCCCGTGCTGAACAACCCGAAGCCCTACAAGGTGTCCACTCTGAGAACGTCATGCTAGTAGCAGATGAGGCTTCTGGTGTCCCAGAGGCAGTATTTGAGGCCGCTGCGGGTTCTATGTCAGGCCATAACGCTCTGACCATCCTACTAGGTAATCCCGTCAGGTCATCTGGCTTCTTCTTTGACACACATAATCGTCTAAAGGATGAATGGTGGACTAGACGGGTATCCTGTATTGACTCTACCCGTGTCAGTAAAGAGTACGTAGAAGACATGAAATCTCGCTATGGCGAGGAAAGTAATGCCTATCGGATCAGGGTTCTAGGTGAGTTTCCCCGTAGTGATGATGACACCATTATCCCTATGGAACTACTCGAATCTGCTAAACATCGAGACACAAGAGCCTATGAAGACGCTCCAATTATCTGGGGACTAGACGTTGCAAGGTTTGGATCTGACTCTTCTGTCCTCTGTAAGCGTCAATCTAACGTTGTACATACATTAGAACGTTGGAGAAACCTAGACCTGATGCAGTTAACGGGTGCAGTCGTGGCTCAATACGAAGCCTGTGACCACAAAAGTAAACCTACAGAGATTCTAGTTGACTCTATCGGACTAGGCGCTGGTGTTGTTGACCGATTAAGAGAACTAAAGTTGCCATGCAGAGGGATTAACGTGTCTGAGAGTCCCGCAATGGGCGGTACTTATCTCAATCTTCGTGCAGAACTATGGCACAAAACCAAGGCTTGGCTTGAGAAACGTGACTGCAAGATACCAAACAATGAGGATTTCATTGCTGAACTGGCGACTGTAAGGTACACCTTTACCTCCAACGGCAAGATAAAGATTGAATCCAAAGACGATATTAGAAGACGGGGATTGAAATCTCCTGACATGGCTGACGCATTTGTGTTGACATTTGCTTCCGATGCCGCTACTGTGTCTTGGGGATCAAATATGTCATGGGGTAAACCGATTAAAAGGTTGATCCGTGGTCTAGTCTGAT